AAGATATAAACTATGCTTCAAATGCATATTGGGGAAAAGATAATTATTTTAAATTTTTAGCTAATATGACTTCATTTGATTTATCTAATGATTTAGAAGACGGTCAAGATAGAGGTATAAAGGCAACGTTTTCAATAGAAATGAATGGGTATATAATACCTGATAATTTACAAAAAGATATGACACAATATAATAAAAAATCATATGGTGTTGCAAGGGTAATAATGGGTAATGGTGTACATGGTAATATTGATTCATTAAACCAAGCATTAGGCAATGATTCAATAATACAATCAAGTATGGAAAATAAGTCTAGTTATTATAATGAAGGATCAGGTAAGTCCAGTGGCATGATCCCAAAACAAAATATTTTAAAAGGTCACGGACAAAAAGAATAATAATAGTATTTATTATTAAATTAAACAATAGAGAGGTTATAAAATGGCAGTATTAACACAAGATGAACAACAAAAATTAGAAGCTCACAGAGCGGAAAAAGCACAACAACAAGCAAATACAATGGAAGCAAAAAAATTTACTGACGAAGAACTAAATAGTATAGAATCAATAAAGCAAAGCTATGATGGTATTACATTAAGAATGGGCCAACTACACTTTGAATTATCTGCTCTACAATTAGAGAAAGAAAATCTAGAAAATTCTTTTAAAGAAAACAGAAAGGCAGAAGTTGAATTTGCACAATCATTAACAACTAAATACGGTAAGGGAACTTTAAATATAGAAACAGGAATGTTTACCCCATCAGATGGAATTTAGGACCATTTCTGTATATTTATATATAGATAAATAGTGGATCGAAACCATATATAGAACACAATAGAGGAGAAATAAAACATGGCTGAAAGAATCGTTAGTCCTGGTGTTTTTACACAAGAAAATGACCTATCATTTTTACCAGTTGGAATTGGTGAAATTGGTGCGGCAATTATTGGTAGAACCGAAAGAGGTAAAGCATTTGAACCAGTAGTAGTTCGCTCAATGGCGGATTTTGAATTACAATTTGGATCAGATACAGCTGGTACGTATGTACCATACACAGTAAAAAATTATATAAGAAGTGCAGGAAGCGTTACTATTGTAAGGGTTCTTGGATTAAATGGATATACGCTGAATAAGCAAGTATTCCTAACGGCATCCGGTTCATCTACTGGACCATCTGGTTCTACAGTTAATGGAACAACTAGTGGTTATTTATTAGGTGTTATTCATGCGTCTGCTCTTTTATCAACTCAGCAAGAAACAGCAATTACATTTGGTACTCCTTCTGGAGGAACATTTGCAACTGGTGCATTTATTTTACCTGAAGATACTGCTGGAAGTGGATTATTCGTACAGAATAACTATGAAGTACAAATTGGTGATGGTGGAATTAATGAATATAGATTTATAGCACATGGAGGAACAGCTCCAACTGATGGTCTTGGACAATATGGGCCATTCTATTTCTTAACTGGGTCTTCAATGGCCGCAACTGCTACTACTTTAGCTGCTGAAATCAACACTCACGCTGGTACCTTTGTATCAGCAAATGTAGTTGGGACAGGTATAACTGGTATGGTTCAAGTTACGTCTTCTACTGTTGGTATAAACGGAAATACTTTCACAGTTCAGTCTGGATCATCTGCTGGTGTTCCAACAAACTGTTTAACAAATGGATATGGTGCACTAATTACTACTCTTGGAGGAGGAACTGCACAAACAGGCGTAGCAACTGCTCTTGATAGTTCTTTAACTGGTACTGGTACAATGAAATTAGCTACATTTAAAGGTGCAACAGCAGTAACTTGGTCATATGATAAAACAAATTCATGCTACTGGCCAAACCAATTAATGGGAAGTCCTGGTATACATATTCCTGCGGCTAGTAGAACTGCTGCAAATATGGAAGATGCATACATTTATTCTGTATTTAATTCTCAATCTTATGGTGCATCTGCAAATAACAAAGGTGGTGGATATGGATTTACTAAAGCTTCTGCTTCTATGGGATCCGTTAACTTTACTGCAGCAACTGCAACAAGTACAAACACACTAACTTCTGGTAAAGAATACGCAGCGGCAGCTACTCCTTGGGTAGTTTCTCAAACTATAGGTTCTACAAACTCACCGCTATTTAAGTTTCATACATTATCACACGGTAATACATCAAACATGCAGTGTAAAGTTAGTATCTTAGGTATTAAAAAGGCTGGATCTATAGGTGGAATAGACTATGGAAGCTTTACACTTATTGTTAGAAAATTCGATGATACAGATAATAAAGTTGTTGGATTAGAATCATATGCTAACTTAAGCTTAGATCCTTATTCGCCTAATTATATTGGAAGACGTGTTGGAGACAAGTACAAATATTACGACACTAATGGAAAATTAATCGTTGCAGGTGATTATAACAATCTTTCTAAATATGTTAGAGTAGAAGTACATGAAAACGTTAGAAATAGAGTTTATTCAGATGCATTAGTACCCTTTGGACATGAAGCTTATTTATCTCCATTTGTACAATTACAATCTGTTGGAGATGATGGATATGGAGCATACCCTGCTGCAGCCCTAGTAACTTCAAGAAGTATAGCTACAAATACATCTACATATTTCGGATTTAACTTTAATGAATCTGTACTTAATAATGGTATGAAGAACTATCTTGCACCAATTAGTGATACTGGAAACGTTGGATATAATGATACATTCTTATTATCAAAATGTACTGATGGTAATGAAGGTGGAGAAATAGACTTAGATAGTAGCTTACATAAGAAAAGATTTAGTTTGGCTTTCCAAGGTGGATATGATGGTGTTAATCCAGCTAGTCCAATAAACGTTGGAAAAGACCTTTCGATGACTAATACATTTGGTTTAAGTTTTGCTAATACTAATGCTGACGGTTACAAAGCATATAAAAAAGCTTTAAATACTGTAACTAATCCTGATGAGATTGATATTAACCTTATTGTTCTTCCAGGTGTTTTATCTCAAAACGCAACTAATATAGTAGATAAAGTAATTACTGTTTGTGAAGATAGAGGTGATTGTTTCTATGTATTTGATGGAGTAAATTCATTAAATGGAGATAACGTAGCAGCTGCAGAAGCTCAAGCAAACTTATATGATACTAACTATGCAGCAATGTACTATCCTTGGATAAAAATACTTGATGCAACTGTAAATAGATTCGTATGGGTACCGCCATCAGTAGTAATACCTGGTGTATATTCATACAATGATAAAGTTGCTTTCCCATGGTTCGCTCCAGCAGGATTAAATAGAGGAAGCCTAGGAAATGTACTAGATGTATATACAAGACTAACCCACGCAGAAAGAGACGATTTATATGAGTCTAAGGTTAACCCAATTGCAGTATTCCCTAATACAGGAGTATGTGTTTGGGGCCAGAAAACTCTACAAACTAAACCTTCTGCATTAGATAGAATAAACGTAAGAAGATTGTTAATAAAGCTTAAGAAATTTATAGCTTCTTCTACAAAATACTTAGTATTCGAGAATAATACAACAGCAACAAGAAATAGATTCTTAAATATTGTTAATCCATATTTGGAAACTGTTCAACAACAACAAGGAATATACGCATTTAAAGTTATTATGGATGAATCCAATAATACTCCTGCAGTTGTAGATAGAAACCAAATGGTCGGTGAAATATTCTTACAGCCTGCAAAAGCTGCTGAATTTATTATAATTGACTTTAACATAATGAGAACTGGTGCATCATTCGAAGAATAAAATTTAAAGAAGAAGATATTTATATACAAGAATAATCTTAATAGGAGAAAAATAAATGGCAAATCTAGTCGATCCAAATGAAATAATGTTCACGGCCTTCGAGCCCAAACAACAAAATAGGTTTATATTCTACGTTGATGGAATTCCAGCTTATCTAATTAAAACAGCTGCAAGACCAAAGCTAGCAACAGAAGCTTTAGAATTACAACACATGAATGTTTCACGATATGTGAAAGGTAAAACTACATGGGAAACTATTGATTTAGTTTTATATGACCCAATTGTACCATCAGGAGCTCAAGCTGTTATGGAATGGGTACGTTTACATCACGAATCAGTAACAGGTAGAGATGGTTATGCAGATTTCTATAAGAAAGATGTAACGATTAATATACTTGGACCAGTAGGTGATAAAGTAGAAGAATGGACAGGTAAAGGCGCAATGATTACTTCAGCTGATTTTGGAGCAATTGATTGGACACAAACAGCCGCTGCTAATGAAATTACTATCACTATTCAATGTGATTACTGGATATTACAATACTAATATAAATTATTTCATACAAATTAAGAAATCCCATACAAATAGTTTGGGATTTTTTATTATATTTTGCATGAGATATATATTTATATACGTTACAAACAATAGAGCACAGGAGAAAAGTTATGTCAAAAGAAGTAAACCCAGACTACCCAGGTGGTAGATTATCAGACGAAGAATTAAAAAGCCAAATTATACAGGAAGCAGCAGCACCTATAAAGTCTGCAACGCAAGCATCTAAATTCCCTACAGAAATTATAGATTTACCATCAGGAGGAATACTATATCCTGAAGGCAGTCCATTGTCTGAAGGAAAGGTTGAAATAAAATATATGACTGCAAAAGAAGAAGATATTCTTACTTCTCAAAACTTAATAAAAAATGGAACAGTTATTGATGTTTTATTGAGAAATCTAATTGTCAGTCCTATAAACTATAATGATTTATTGGTTGGTGACAAAAATGCAATAATGATTGCTGCTAGAGTATTGGCATATGGAAAACAATATGAAGTAGAACTAACTAGTCCAACTGGTGAAAAGCAAAAAGAAGTTGTTGATTTAACACAGTTTGAAGCTAAAGAAATAGATCCTAATATATTTACTAGTGGTGAAAATAAATTTGAATTTAAGTTGCCAGCATCTAAGAGAACCATAGAATTTAGATTACTTACTCATGGTGACGAAGGAAAAATTCAATCAGAAATAAAAGCAAATAAAAAATCTAGAAACAGAATTAATGGTGTTAGTCCAGAATTAAGTACTAGATTAAAGTATATGATTGTATCAGTAGACGGTGAATATGACAGAATGGCCATTTCTAAATTTGTTGAAAATGAATTTCTTTCTAGAGATTCACTAGCATTCAGAGAATATATGAATAAGATATCTCCAGATATTGACCTCACATACAACTACTACGGTGAAACTGACGGACAAGAGCATGAAATAACTCTACCAATGACCGTCCAGTTTTTTTGGCCTAGGGTCTGAATACAGGCCCATTCTGCACAACACGTTATTTGACATGGCGTACCACTCGCAAGGGGGATTCTCTTGGGAATCATTATATGAAATGCCAGTCCATCTTCGTAGATTCTATCTTCAAAAACTTCATGATGCCAAAAAAGCTGAAAAAGAAGAAATGGATAAAGCTAAGTCAAAATCCTCTGGAAGGCGATAATAAAACCCTATCTTCTGATATTTATATACGTAATAATATGAACATTAGGAGATAACACATGTCAAAAGAAA